CCTTCTCAGCAGCAATGCGTGCTTCTTCAGCAGCAGCCTTCTCAGCAGCAATACGTGCTTCCTCAGCGGCAGCCTTCTCAGCAGCAATGCGTGCTTCCTCAGCAGCAGCCTTCTCAGCAGCAATACGTGCTTCCTCAGCGGCAGCCTTCTCAGCAGCAATGCGTGCTTCTTCAGCGGCAGCCTTCTCAGCGGCAATGCGTGCTTCCTCAGCGGCAGCCTTCTCAGCAGCAGCCTTCTCAGCAGCAGCCTTCTCAATAGAAGAAGTATTTCTTGCAGACATCATAAACATATTAGGGGTAGCAGTTGTGTTAGTTGTTTTATTTGGTTGTGTAAAACGCATACCAGTACCGGGTTGAGGTCGAGCTTTACCTTGAGAAGACATCATAAAAGTTACCATTATGTATGAATTATACATAATGAATAGAAAAATAAAAAATAAAAAATACTAAATGTAATTTCTAATAATGTAAATGTATTTTGTAAAATGGTGTGATTATTTTGTTTTTGTAATATTAGCATGTTCTAATGTGCCAATAGCACAAATATAAGGGTCGTGTAATTCAAATCTAATTCCAATAACTTCAGTATTTATGGTACTATTTTCTTTAATATTTTCGAACATTTTATCATTAAAGTGATGGTCGCGAGCAATAAACATAGTGATTGGTGTATTACCATCATTGTCAACAACTTGAGCGTGAATTCCAGCTTTTGTAATAGTTTTTACATTGCATTCTATTTTCATACCTTCAACCGGATAGCATACAAGACATTCAAAAACAGTTTGAAATTCAACCTTATCATTATTAATCACGCCAGCCGAATATTTAAACACGCGTACAGAGTTTGGTTTAATATATCCATCCTGCGTACATTTCCCTTCTACTTGAAAAGCAATATTTCGTTCTAAATTCTGTTTAATATTTTGTCCTATTTGGTCCATTGTGAGAAATACTTTCATATTAAGCATTTCTTGATTATAAATACCCTGCATTTTAGGTTCTTTATTCATAACTACTAATATAATATAAGATTATCTTTTATGTGGTTTTTCAATTTTCCATTATACGATTAAGGTTTTGTTTTACCAATGAATGTATCCACATTTTTATTACGTAAAACAGTGTCAAATATCCATCGTTTTCCATTTAATTTATCTTCATCGAATTTTCTGAATATAAGTTCAAAAATAACACATAAACCTTGTTTCTTAACAGTATCATAGTCAACGTTTAATGTAATAGGTAAATCATTAATTTTCTTAATAATATCATTTTTGCCAGCAGTATTACAATTAAACCCACTAATATTTCTTTGTTTTTCATCAATATTACGTGTTTTAAATATAATGTTTCGTTTCGTATCTCGGTCAATAAATCCAAATATAGATGTATTAATATTAGAAACATTTGCAACAATAAACTCTTTTAATTCAGACTTATATTTGCCAACATTAGCACTCTCGACCTGATTCCATATAGGAGTTGCTTTTGTATTTAATGTATATAGGCGGAAAGGTTGTTTTGGGTTAATTACATCAATCAAAACGATACCTTTCCCATCGTTAATGGTATAATTTTCAAAATATGTTTTAATAATCACTTCATCTTTAGATAATTCAACGTCATTTTGGAAGATATAATTAATAACAGTAACTTTATCTTGAATTGATAATGAATCTAAGAAATGATGTATGATATATTTGTCAACTTGTATTTTCGAAAACTTATTTGTAATAAGGATATCAAATACTTTACTCATGTGTTTATACCAGTCATTATCACCCGACTTGATTACAATGTCACTTTTTGTTTTGACAATATTTTCAGTAAGTGTTTGTATGATAGTATTATAATCATTAAGTGTAGGTTTTGTTATTTCTATTTCAGACGATTCAACCAAATTTTGAACTGGTAATTGTAATTCAAGTTTGTTCGGTTTAAACTGTACTGGAATTGAACGTTCAATTAATGAAGCATACTCATCTGTAATTTCAAGAGGTTGGAATACATAATATTGACCTTTATTAATTAAATTACCATTACGACCATATTTATCAACAAGAAGTTCATTTTTGTTCTCAATAAATCGCGTAAGAGCGAAATCAATTTGTTCTTTTGGATATTTTTTGATAATATTGATTGAATTAATTAAGTCATTGCGTTTGTAGAAGAATTGTTCTTTGAATAGTTGTCGAATTCTTTTTATGATAGCTGAAAAACCAATACGAGTATAATCTTCACTGTATGTATGTTTAATAATATCCCTGGTATCCATACTTGTACGTGAAGCACATTTATAACTACAATTATCCATATAATCACATATTGGTGTAAACGGTTTATCGCCAATTTGAAAAGGTATTTTCTGTTTAGGATTACTAGAAAGCTGAATCTGAATATTTTGATTTTGTACTATTTGGGTTAAATCATCAATAGTAAAATTTGTTTGTTCTATATTTAATTGACAATCCACTGATATTTCTTTCAAAGCCCTAGTTACATTACCAATTAATAAAGCTTTTTTCTCAGCAAATCGATAAACATATAAATCCGCGTATTCATCTTCTTCATTATCAATTGTAGTATGTAAATATATTTCAACATTCCGTTTTTCGAAAGGTAAATCGCAGTGACTTAAATTACGCACGCCACGTCCTATAATTTGTTCTATACGGTTCATGTTGTACCAGGGTTCCATTATATGGACTTGACGCACATTTTTGAAATCTAAACCTTCAGCTGCCGCTTTTGTAATTAGAATAACCTTTACATTTTCTCCATTTTTATTATCAGAATTGGTAATATATTTAATATCATCCAGATTATTTGGAGAAAATAATTTATCGCCGGTAATCATTACATATTTGGCTTGTTTAAACTTATCTTTAACTAGCGATTTAGGTTTCATTGTAATGGAATCAATAGGTTCAGTGGGTGGTACATCGAATAGTGGTTTTGTAAATGAAGCACTGCCATATCGTGTAAACCCTAATTCTTCTAAGGCTAATGCGGTAGGAACTACACCTCCATCAATATATTGTGAATAAACAATAACGATACCTTTTGATTTCATAATAGTATTACATATAGACGAAATCTTAGCACTATATTTGGAAATATTATCTGGACTGAAAATACGACCATATTTTTCTAGTACATTGGGTTTATATTGAAAATTGTATCGTAAAAGTTCTGTAGTTTTATGTGACATGATATTCATTAATCCATTTTTACCAACCATTCGTTTAATAACATCTTCAGGATTCATAGTGATAGGTTCATTATTCATAATTTTATCAAGTTCAACACATGGGTATACGATATCTAATGATTGTAATGGGCGTTCCAAATATGTATATCCAAATGATTCCATGTTCTCGAATGTAGGAATTTGATTAGTAGTATCATCAATATTGTCTTGACTAGTATTCAAACTACTTTTCATATTATCGATAATATATTTATAACCATTTGATTGATATTCACCAATTTTGTTGGTATATACAGGAATATGTTTCAAAGGTTCATCTATATCACGATTATTCATTTGTCGCGAAGGATATTTGGTTAAGTCTAATGAACGTGTATTATCAAATATATCAGGATAAATACGATATGGAAATGAGTATGGATTCTCTCCTCTAACAAAAGACACATATCCAGTTAATTTACGCATCAAAAGTTCTCTTCCTCCCTCTATTTGATTCCCATTTGAATCAGTATATGGTTCAATAAACATACCATTTTTATCAAACACATCACTCTCAGTTATCGTACTACGGTTATCATTAGAGTTCATAATATTGATAAGCCATATAATTTCCTTATAACTATTATACATAGGTGTAGCAGATAATAATAGCAAACGCATATTAGTAGCATATTTACAAATGTTTAATAAGAGGGAGGATGCTTTCTTTTTGTCTTTGTTATCATCTCCTTGGCGAATATTATGTACTTCATCAATAATAATGAGACGATTATCAAAGTATTTTTGAATTCTATTTAATTTATATTGCTTTTTTTGTTCTGGAGTATACTTAACATTTTCAGGAGGAGTAATTTTATTCTGCATATAATGAGATAATTCCGTATATCCTACAAAAGAATAATACTTATTAATAATTGTACCAACAAGGGAAATGATTTTGTCTCTAGAAATGCCCTTTAAATTTGTAGGATTAATTTCTTTTAAAAGTGAATTACCAACACATGTATTTAAGTTCCATTGTTCTCCATCTAATTTTAGTTTTCTTTCGTCAAATAGTTGTAAACGGAAGTTATTTTGAACGTTTGGCGAAGCAACAATAAGTATTTTTTGAGTGATTCCAACTTGTTTCATAAAACTTCTCATTTCCTCAGCAACACCGATAGCACTGCATGTTTTTCCGGTACCTAATCCATGGTATAATAACAAAGAGTTATATGGAGTTTGTAAAGATAAAAAGTTTTTCACAAACATTTGATGAGGAAGAAGTTCGAAATCGGATTTACACAATAATTCCGCTTGTTTTTTAATGTCTTTTACTTTCCCATCAAATTTAGTATCATTAAATTCTTTACGAGATGCAATTTTTGCATTAAAATCGGGGTCATTTAAATCCGGATATAAAAAATCAAATGAATTATCTTGTGTACTATGTGAATATTCTATTTTTTCCTTGTCAAATAAATACTTGTTATATTCTTTCGAGTCAATATCGGAAGGTTCTATACCAATACTATTTTGCATAATCTGTTCTTCCGGATTTAATTCCACATTCATATCAACCTTATCTGGTTCTTGTTCGACAGGAGTTTCAATAGGAGTAGATTCAGTTTCAGGTAGTTCCTGTTTGGTAGGAGTTTCAATAGGAGTAGATTCAGTTTCAGGTAGTTCCTGTTCGGTAGGAGTTTCAATAGGCGTAGATTTCGACCCCGAAATTGCTTGACTTTCTAGACATATGATTAACCGTATTAATTCGTCAGAAAGTCGTGCACCTAGTATTTGATTTTTAGTGATATCTCGTTCAGCACCGATTAAATCAGAAACCATGTTTCGTAAATCACCTGTATTTATTTTACGTAATTTCAATTGTTCTTTTAAATCATTCATTCTTTGTATTTCATTAGGTGTAGTAGGAACATAGTCTTTGGAACAACCTAAAAATGTACGTTTTGGTACAACTTGAATTTCAATGTGTGGTTTACATTTATTTTCTTTTTTATTCCACCGTTCACCCTTAGGACAACGTTTACGAGTTAAATTGTTAGGTGTAGTTTTATTTTTTTCGGTGTGATTCATATTAAAGTGATACTTTAAAATATATATATATAATTTTAGACGATATATATTTTAACAGGGTAGTCTTATTGTATATTTTAAGAGCATATTATGTATTTTCGTTAACATGTTTTGTTTTTCTAAATTATAGTTTCGTATGGATGACATACAATTCTCGTAGGTTTTCCATTCCATCTTGCTTACTTCAGTAACTTCATAATTATTCATATTTGTTGTATCTTTGAAATCCATGTATGTAATAAAATATCGATGTTTATATGATTTGTAATTTGATCCTGTAAAATTTTCTTCAAATGGATAAATATTGTCGATAAGTTTTAAATGGTTAATCTTAAATCCAGTTTCTTCTGAAAACTCTCTTAAAGCACAATTTAAATCCGTTTCATTCATATTGCGTCTTCCTTTTGGGAATCCCCATTCAGGTTCGTCCCAATTATCAAATTTGACACTTTCATTGACAAGATCAGTTAAAGTATATAGTTGGGTTTTATAGTATAGACCATTTTTTAATTGATTAAATTTGATCTTAGAAACATTTTCTTCGGCTTTATATTGGTTTGATATATGTGAACTACCCCAAATGCTAGTCCATATTTCGTCGAATGAATTTGAAATCAGTTGTTGTTTTTCATCCATAGTCATCTGTTTAATCATATTCATAATATATTCTTTATTGGAAGTCGAATATTTACCACGTATAAAATCAATAAATCCTAATGTATCTTTCCGTCGTATCATTAAATATTCAATAGTACCGTTATTTATACGGAATGATATAACCCCGATACTAGTTATAGGTAATTTGCATTGATTATAATTATGACCTTGTTTTCCACAATTATTACAATAATTATCAGTCATATGTCTGAATATACATATATTCAAACCTTTACACCCTTTTCACAAAAATGTTTGTATGAATAACAAAAAATAAATCTGATAGCATGATATATACATATGATATTTCATCCTGACGTATGGGGACCTCATTATTGGTTTTTTTTACATACAATAGCAGAGTCTTATCCAAAATATCCAAATGATGTAACAAAGAAGAAATATTATGATTTTATTCAAAATATGCCAGTGTTTATACCAATAGAAGAAATGGGTAATAAATTTAGTGAAATGTTGGATAAATATCCAGTATCTCCCTATTTAGATAACCGTGATTCGTTTGTAAGATGGATGAATTTTATTCATAACAAATTTAATGTGTTATTGGGAAAAGAAGAGGTGTCTTTACCAAAATCTCTTGAAAGATATCGTGATGCGTATAAACCAAAACCAATACATATAAGTGAAAGATTAAATTTAAAGAAGCATTATATCCATTTAGCATTAATATTATTGTGTGTTTTCTTAATTTATGTATATTATGAATAACCATACAATGAAAATTTATAGATACAATATAAGAAGTATAAAAAAATGAGATTAGAATTGCTGATATTATTAATAGCCGGGTTTTTTATGGCAAATATATACACGGATGGTAAGTATATGACGATGTTATTATCATGGAAAAAGTATTATCAGATGGCTGGTATTGCTATTGGTGCGTTAATGTTGTATATTTTATTAAAAAAGAATCCATTACGTGCGAAAGAAATTATTACCACATCAAATGATTACATAAAATATCTACCTATTGATAAAAATACATCGAATTTTATCTCACCTATACTAGATTTTACTACAAAACAAGGTTTTATTTCAGATAATGAGAATCGTCCCATTCTGCCATTATCAAATCAATCACAAGTAGCGGAAGATAGAATAATGAATTCTGGTAAGCAGTCTACAAAACGTTCTGTGAGCGAGACAAAGAAGAAGTTTGTGGCCTCACGCCAAGGATGGACGTGTGGTGATTGTAAAAATCAATTGACAGCCTGGTTTGAAGTAGATCATGTGCTTAGATTAGAATATGGCGGGAGTAACCATGTAGATAATTTAGTTGCTTTATGTCGTGAATGCCATGGTAAAAAAACAACTATGGAAAACTTGTAGTTTGAGAATTTTTATTATATAACAGCAATATATAATAAAAATGGATAATTGGTATATAGTAGCGAAATATGTACTAACGTTCTTATTTATCATTTATTTTATAATGACATTATCAAAATCATCCGATGATTCAAACGCATTATCTAATCATTATAAATCATATTTATTTCCATTAATAATAGGAATAATAGTGTTAGTACCTACTGTATTTTTAGGAAAGGATACAATGAATAATATATATTATGTTGGATTGATTATTGGCACGATATTATCGTTGTTTGGTACTATATTCTATTTTTATTCAAGTACAAATGATGCGGTGGGTGGTATGTTTAACTATCTACTATCTGGTATACTAACAATAAGTGTATTAGTGGGTCTTGCGATTGTATTTTATTTTTATAGTAACTACTTAAAAACACAAGAAGGTTGGGGAGGGTTTTTCGTTCATCTTATATTCTACATCCCATGTCTTATTTTAGACTTTTATCATTACATAAAGAGAGAACTAGAACTAACTACGAACGTAGTGTATTATTTATTCATAACAGAAATAATATTAATATTTTTGTATAATTACATTCCGACTATTGTATCGAAAATATCATTAAAACACGGCATACCATTACTTGAAGAATCTGCTTTTTTAGATATTGAAAAACCAATAGCAAGTAGTTATGACTTAAAATTAATAAAAGAGGGGGATAAATTGAATTCTCCGGTTGTATATCGTAGTAATTACAGTATTTCCATGTGGATAATGTTAAACGCACATCCTGAAAATAAATTACCATATTCAAAAGAAACACCTATATTCAATTATGGTAATGGTGTTCCAAAAATAACATACGTGAAAAAAGGACCCCTTGATACAAAAGATATATTAAAGATATATTTTTCAAATGTAGGAAGTGACAGTAGTTATGATATAGAAATAAATACACAAAAATGGAACCAATTTGTCTTTAATTATACTTCTGATTCAGTTGATTTATTTGTAAATGGTAGTTTAGATAAAACATTTAGATTTAACTCTGATACACGACCAGTATATTCTGCCGATGATTTAGTAATGGTTGGTTCAAATGATGGGGTAGATGGGGCTATATGTAATATCCGATATTATATAGGTAATCAGACTCGTTCTCAAATAGCAAATTCCTATAATTTGTTAATGAAAAAGAATCCACCAGTAAATAATTATAGTTATTAAGTATATAATGGACACAATCGCAATCGTCTTGATAGTAGTGATACTAGTTTTAATATATGTATTGTACGCATATTTTACAGATAGAGCAACAGAGCTAATACAAACCGCAAATCTATCAACCGCAATTGACCCAATAACCCACATTACTTCTCCAAAAAATACTCGATACGGTCATTCTGTTTGGCTGTATGTAAACACCTGGGATAATAATGCAAATAAAACGATATTATCTAGAGACAAACATTTTAGATTGTATTTAGATAAGTCGTCACCTATTTTAAAATTAGACGTTCATATGAATGATGGTAGTGATGAAACAATGCTAATTACGAATAATTTCCCTCTTCAAAAGTGGGTGCATATTCTTGTTAGTATGGATAATCAATTTGCGGACGCTTATATTGATGGCAAGTTAGTACGTTCTCAACGTTTTTATAAACAGATTGATAATTTATCGGGTGTTTCACCAAATCCACCACCAGATAAGGAGGTAGCATTATATTTAGGGAATAAAGAAGCAAGTACTTTTGACGCATATGCTACTTTACTCAAGCGTTGGACTGAACCAATTGACCCAAAAACAGCATGGGACAATTACATGAAAGGAAATGGGTCAAGTAAAATGGCTTCTGCATTAAATGATATTGGTATTGATTTATCCATATTACAAAATAATGAAGAAGTGAGAAAGTTCACGCTACTATAAAAATATTGTTTTCTATGTCTAATCTATAGTATATAAAACAATATGAATTACCAAACCGGAAATACCGATAATTCGAATATAAATCAACTGATGCAAAGTATTAACAGTGGATATGAAAACACAAAGAACACTGTAACAGATACGGTCAGCAACTTTTCAACTGAAGCAGCTGTTGGTGTAGGTGCAACAAGTGGTTTTTTGTATTCCAATACCATTATCGCAAAATTTGCGTTTATTATTTTAGTTTTGATTGTATTTTTATTCCTAATGAATTTAGGTATAAGTATAATTAATTATTTTACCATACCATCAAAGTCACCATTTATACTTAATGGTATGATTGATGGTTCAACACAGATGATAGTACCCCAAGATCCTAAAAACCCGGATAGTAAACCAATATATAAATCAAATAACCAATCAGAAGGATTAGAATTTACCTGGTCGTCTTGGATATATATTAATGACTTAGGTAAAGATAGCAACAAATATCAACACATATTCAGTAAAGGTGATGGAGAATTTGACCCTATTACTAACATATCAAGTGTAAATAACGCACCAGGTATGTATATATTTCCAATGACTAATAAATTACACATTATTATGGATACTGTTGATAAGAATGATACTAATACTGTCGTTGATGTAGATAATATTCCGTTAAAGAAATGGGTTCATGTTGCTATTCGTGCGATGAATACAAAACTAGATGTTTATGTGAATGGTATAATCGCTAGACGTCTTGAACTTATAAATACACCTAAGCAGAATTATGGTAATATTTATATAGCCCAGAACGGTGGGTTTTATGGTAAATTATCTGCGTTAAGATATTATGATCGTGCGTTAAATGTTTTTGAAATTAATAAAATAGTATCAAGTGGTCCCAATTTAACTACTGTTAATGATACAAATAGTCTGGGTGGTTTTTCGTACTTGTCTAATTATTGGTATGCTTCGAAATATTAGACATCACAATCTTTTTTTCATAGTATAATATAACTACAGTAATATACTATGTCAACAGTAGATACATCTTTAGATAGTATTTGTACTCAACGGAAAAAGCAGATGTTATTCACAGTTCCTCCTCCACGAATAAATATATTTGATACATCTCCATATTTAAAAGGGTACACCAAAGCACAATTAGATATGAGACGAAAGGTGGAAATATTAAAGTATTCTGGAAGTACACAAAATACGAAGACGAATCGCTTAACTAAAAAGGGATTATACTCGCAAGTAATGAAAGGTCGAAATCGTGTAGACCTACAAACAGTTGTTAACAATGTATTCTGTCCTACAGATGAAATAATATATACACCGAGTAGTTCGTCAGGTGTACCTGGACCAGTTATCGATTTATATCTAGATAATAATGTACCATTATACAATTATATGAAAAACACAGAGGCAAAAGGGATAAGTGAACTAGAACAAGTGGATGAATGGAAGTATATTAGTACGTTGAATAATACACTATTTATCGATGATATATCGAGTCAATTACTAATGTTAAATATAACCGACTCTATTAATTCTACATCAAAAACATTTAATTTATCTTTACCGATTGGGTTTAATATATCTGGTAAAAAAATCAATAATACTGATAGTCTTTATGAATATAAGAATATATCAATCGCATTAGATCAAACAACCCCTTTTGAATTTATCGTTCAATACAATAATGTTAACGTCCAAACAGTTACTCCTATTGTTTCTTATATTTACGATGTATCAAATATAACGTCTTTTTCGTTTGATATTTCAAATAATGCGGATTATTTTGATGCTTCAGTATATGCGGGTATATTAAATATTTCGAATATAAATTTATATACCGAACCTGGATATGTATATGATTTTTATGTAAAACCCAGATTAACCATCAATATAGGTAACGCGGATATAACTAGTACGTTTAATGTAGAATATGATGTTAGCTATGGAGTCTTAATGAATTTATCGGAAACTACGATAGCTGACGTATCCAATTGTGTTTTATTGACAGAACCAAGTACAAAATTGTATACTCCGTTTGTAATCAATAGTACATAATCCCTAAGTTCTCAATCCTAATTATGGTAATATCTATACCATAATTAGATATGTTATGTAATTTACCAAGTGCTACGGTCAGGGTTACTCTTGATACTCTTCAATGGATGAGGAGGAAGATTATTCTTAGGAGGAATATTTGGAGAAAAGGTAGGATTTAAACACATTTCAGCAGTGGGAAATACTTTTCCGGACATGCATTTCGATGCGTCATCTATATTCACACACCCCCTTCTACCGTTTTGTTCTCCTACTAAACACCATGTAGCTTTAGAACTGGAAATAGGTTTTTGTATAGAACTCTCTGAAATATCTGATTTTGGTTCACTCAATATGGTATCTAGTTCATTCTTAGTTTCGTTATTTACAACACCTACACTAGCCTTTTTCAGTAGATTACCTACTGACTGTACTGTTCCCTCGGCAATATCAATACCACCACGTGCTACATCAGATGTAATGTCAGCAGTTTTATTAAGTAAGGTTCCAGTAGTATACCCTAACATAGCTAATATCTGGTAAAAGAGTGGTTTAAAAAGGTTTACTATCACCTGAACTATATTTCCAGCAACTTGAACGATATTTCCCATAACATAGAACAAATTTACTCCTAAAAGAGATAAAATCAAGAGAACTGATAAAATAATGATAATATAGTTTTTGTTACCTCCGTCAGATACGACGAGTTTAGTGGGATTGGAGGTTAAATCCATTTTATTAATATAATATACAAAAATATTTTATTTAGCGAGTTCGTTTGCTTTCATCTTATATAATATACATTTAGTGTAAATGGGATTATTTAATATGCTGGAGATGTTCTTTTTTGTAAGTTTGGCTATAACATTTGTTTTAATTTTGTTTTTAGTCTATCATTTTAGACAAAAAATGACGTCGATGGAAAATAGATGTGACGCAATGTTTGATATTATTAACAACATTGTAAAAGAATTGAATAATCGTAATAGTTTAGTAGCTCATTCGGAAATTCCAGAAAATGTATTGTTTAAACCAGATATCTCTTATTTGGAACAACAAGAAATGTCAAAATTAGTAGTATCTGATAATGAATATGATACAGATGATGAGGCGGAGTCAGATGAGGAAGATGATGAGGGGTCAGATGAGGAAGATGGTGAGGAGTCAGATGAGGAAGATGAGAATGTAATTTTACCCGAACTCATAGACGACGAAACACCCGTCAAAGTAATAAATATGGAAATCCAAGAAATTGATAGCGAGATCGCAGCTATTGATGAGAATCAATCCGAAAATATAGATGAAGAAGACCCAGATATCCATGATGGTTTAGATACAGAAAGTGTGAATAACATACATGTTGAAAAACTAGAAACCCCTTTAGAGAATGTTGTAAATGAAGTACCTAATGTTGATATGGATATGTATCGTAAAATGAATTTAAACGCATTAAAGGCATTAGTCATTGAGAAGGGTTACGCAAGTGATACAGCCAAAATGAAAAAGGTTGATTTATTGAAATTACTTGAAACATCAGCATAAATCTAAAACGAATTTTTTCACAACTATAATATATAAGTGTTTAGTATATTATAATGTTTTCACGTTCATCAAGTATATTTCAAAGTGTAGATTGTGCTTATCCAGTAATTAAAGAAACGGTTCCTGAATCAGCTAGAGGGTATCATGCTAATAATAAATATCCTGGATTTCCTCCATTAATGAATGATGGACGTTCTATTACCGCAACCTGGCAATCCGAATCCAGTGCGAACGCAGATTTAGTAGAACGTTCGGGTATTAAATCCAATTGGGAATATCGCAAATACTTAACGGAAAACGCACATAAAATTATGGAATATAATTTCCGTGAATCCTCAAATGATGTTGGATACTATAAACGTCCGATTGATATTCCGAGTATTCAATCAAATGAAGTCAAGGGATTTCATAACGCCCCTTATGTATACACATCTGGTTTAGATAATTCAAAACCATTTGGATACACCCATAGTGATTTAAAAGACTTGTACCTATCTAGAGAGCAGTTGGCATCTCGTAAGGTTGCACCAATTATATCTACAGAATCTCACAAAATTGCGTAAATCTATACAAATCAATGGTATTTTGTATAATATATACCAAATGATATATATTATTGTTACTAGCAGCTTTTATAACGTAACAGATGAAATAAGAAAAAGTCAATATACTAATTGTATCAATAAACTTAAAAAGATAATAGAAAAGGATACTTTAGAATGGAAAGTAATTATAGTAGAAAATAACGGATTAAGGAAAACATTTTTTGATGATTTTGGATATGAAGTTCATTACACTAATAATAATTCTATACAAATGAATAATAAAGGTTATAACGAATTAAAAGACGTTATTGATACCATAACAAAATATAATATTCAAGATACTGATTTTGTAATAAAAATAACTGGTAGATACATATTAGAAGATGATAGTGAATTTATATCTACTATTAAAAATTTAGATAACACTAATTATGACTGTGTAATAAAATATGGAAATTATGGAGTACCTGTTGATTATAAAACAACTGACTGTATTACAGGACTAATCGGTATGCGAAGCTATTATATCAAACAAATAAAATTACCAACTCGACATGAATGTGTTGAGCGTAATTGGGCGAAGGTGACATATTTAATAGATGATAATAAAATACATAAAGTTAATACATTAGGAATTCATATTTGTCCTGGTTATGATAGTATATCTGGTGCCTTAGGATATAATCAAACCGGTAAAAATAGTATCATCGGTGTAGATATTCCATATTTTCTCGTATAATTTATAACATTCCAAAATAATATAAATTGTAAAACTTATATTATTGTAACAATGAAAGTTATTAGTTTTGATGTTGGAATTAAGAATATGGCCTATTGTATTTTAGAATATACAACTGATGATATTTTTATTAATAATTGGGGTGTTTTAAATATGATGGAAGATGAGAACATTACACATAATTGTGAATGTATGAATAAAGCAAAAAATAAAAAAAAAGCACCAAAAGAGTGTACGAAAAAGGCAAAATATCATAAAAATAATAAATATTATTGTGAAAAACACGCAAAAGAATGTTCTCAATATATTATTCCAACAAAGGCAATGACAGCACCATCGTTGAAAAAATTAAAACTAGATGATCTTATACAACAAGGCAATAAAAATCTAATCTTTTTAAATGTAGAGAATCTTAATAGCTTAAAAAAGGTGGATGTTCTCAATATAGTTATAGAATTTTATAAAAAACATTGTTTCGAAGTAATTATCGATAGTAAAAAGAAGACAGCAGGTGAGACAGATTTGATTAGTGTGGGTAGGAAGATGAAAGAACAATTAAATAAGATTGAGAACATTAATGAAATACAACATGTAGTGATAGAAAATCAGATATCACCGATAGCAACACGTATGAAAACCGTCCAAGGGATGTTAGCACAATATTTTATAATGATTAACGATAATATTCATTTAGAGTTTGTATCATCATCACATAAATTAAAACAATTTACTGAATTAAAATTAGATAATCGAGAACATGGTAATAATACGAGTGAAAATAAACCCCAATTTAACGCAGATTATAAAAAACATAAAAAAGATGGAGTGTATTATTGTTCTCTTATGTTAAACGCAAACAATTCTTTACAACCATGGATAGATTCATTAAATACAAAGAAAAAAGATGACCTAGCGGATTCATTCTTACAAGGTATTTGGTATTTAAAACATAAAAATATAATATTCTTTGCGGAGGATTTAAAAATAAATCTTGTATAATTATCATATTAGAATGGAAGTTATTGATTTAGGTGCTCTTAATGAAATTAATGATTTGCCTGTTGAATCATCGAGACCTAGTTCAAATCTCGGAACGGGAATAGAACTTTTAATGAATGAAAATAAAATATCTTCAAAAGTGGATTTAAATTTAGGGGAGTTGGATAACTTAGAGGACGAGTTAAATGAATTATCCGGACATAAAACGCAATCTCAAAGTGAAGGAAATACAAAATCACTATCTGGTATGGCTTCCAATTTCTTTGGATTTAGTAAGAGTGAGGAAGAACCGGTTCGTAATACACATGAAGATACAAGTGATTCTAATTTAGGTCAAGCGACTCGTGATAGTATTGGTACAGCAAAAACATGGGATGGATTTGCAAAAATGAATGAAATGCCACTGAATGATGAAATACGTGTTAGTTCTACGATGAATGAACGTGAGAAACGCAGAAAGAAACGTGCGATGATTAAAAAGTTAGAAGAGTGGTATGAAAAGGGGTTAATTAAACATAATTCCCATTTCACTTTAGATTCTGACTATGACGAAATCGAAGATGAATATGAAACCGCACTAGAAGACAAACGTAAAAAAGATAGTATTAAATTACAAGGGTGGTGGTTTATGACTTTTATTAATTCATTGGAATACGCAAATAGTGCGTTTAATCCATTTGATCTGAATTTGGATGGATGGGGAGAACAAGTCAATGAGGACATTGATAGTTACGAGGAAATATTCAGTGAATTATATGAAAAATACAAAGGTGGAAAATTGGCTCCAGAGATTTCTCTTTTATTGCGTATTGGATTTAGTGGTGCTGTTTTAAACTTTTCTAATAAAGCATTGTCGACAGCAGCACCAGCGTTTAATGACGTTATCAAACAAAGTCCTGAACTTATGAAAATGTTTACCAACGCAACTGTGAGTAGTATGAGCCAAGAATCACCCGGTTTCGCAATGGCTAGCAATTTTATGAGGGAATCTGAAAATAAACCTCGTGGTCCTCCTCCTCCAGCTCCCATTAAAACTCAAAATCTGCCTCCACAACCCAGACCTGGTATGAATTATTCAAATGATGCTCCTTCAAATCGTCCGGATATAAACGCAAGTAGAGGGGCAATGTTTAGAGAACAAGGTGTAGATATGAATCAACAACAAAACATTAACGAACCCGTAAAAAGTATCAGACCCCCCGTTCAACGTCAGGAGATGAAGGGACCACAATCAAGTGATATCGATAGTATATTATCTGGTTTAAAGACCAGAAATGTGAATATTCATGAAGCACCTCCATCACGTTCTGCGGATGAAGACTCTGTTATATCAATTTCATCGTTAAAGGATATGCAAAATACTAACTTACCAAAACGCTCTCGTCAAAAAAACACATCCAGTAAAAATACTATATCATTAGATATCTAATCACATAATTTATAGATAGACCTAATCAGTTTCGTGTAATAAGGCTATTACACAAAACATTTATTATATCGCTTTTTCATACATAGCTAACATCATTTCTTTTCGTTCATAATAATCTACAATGGGTTTGGGGTACTTGACTTGAGTATACTTAACATCATTATGTGTTTCATACCATTTATGAATATCATTTGGGTCAACATACTTTAATTCAGGTACCCATTTTTTTATGTATTCCGCGTTAATATCAAACTTGTAACTCTGTATCCAAGGATTCATATCTCTGAAATAAGGTTTCATATCAACACCAGTACCACTTATACCTTGCCAATTACCATTGTTCGACGCAATATCATAATCGGTTAATGTTTGTGCGAAATATTGTTCTCCAACACGCCAATCTATTAATAGAGTTTTTATTAAAAAACTGGCTGTTGTCATACGTCCTCTATTATGCATATATCCAGTAGTATTCATTTCACGCATACAAGCATCAACAATTGGAAATCCAGTCTGTCCGTTTTTCCATTTTTCAATATTTGTTTCAGACTTGCTCCATTTTAAAGAACGATATTTCAATTGATATGATTGACCGACCACTTCAGGATACGCATATAATACATGTGCGAAGAATTCTCTCCATATTAATTCTCGTATTAAACCATGATTTAAACCAAATTTATCTTTAAACGCATGATACACCTCTCGAATAGATATACATCCAAATTTAATATAAGCCGATAAATGTGTGGTTTTATATTTAAAAAAATCACGACTTTCATCATACTTCTTCTGGTCTCGTAGTGCTAGTACCAACTTTAGTTTTGCGTTTTTACTTCCACCATGAACTAATATATTTGGATTCACATTTACAAACCGTTTCAACGCATCAGTCAATGTAATTTTATAATCAGAGCCGGTATCGATGATAGCAAATGAGAAAGAACGTTTTTTAACAGGCTTAGTAACCGGAATATTTATAACCGCATTGTAAAATGGCGTGTATTTCTTATATGCTTGACGAGAACTATCGACAATAATACTACCAGGTTCATATAAATAATAATCTGAATAAGTGTGACAATCTATATTATGTTTATCACATATATTTTGTATATCTTTATCACGTGTAATAGCATATGGACTATAATCGCGATTGAAATATACACAATTAATTTGATGCTTAGTTAAAAGATTATCTATAACAGTTGATTGGTTACCATAAAAACACATTAATTCGCCTCCTTTATTTTTAATTTCCGTACGAAGATCGTTCAAACTTTCAATCATAAATTGTACGGAATTATCTGACTTGTATTTATTCGTCGATGTAACCTGTTCTGGTGTAAATATAAAACATGTATATAACTTATCACAAATGTCAATAGCTCTGTTTAGAGCTACATTATCAATAATACGCAAATCACGATGAAATATAAATAATCCTTGTATTGGAATCGACATAGTTAAATTATATGGATATATTATGCGGAAGTTATTATGTTTCTTAAACAATAATATAAAAATATGGATATATTATCGTATTATACAGATATGAATTGGATAACGAATGCATACAATATATTAAGTACAATCATGATGACAAATGTAGAATATTTGGTACAGTCAACAACATATGTACTTAACGAATTCTTTAATATAGATTTGAATTCAATAGCAACATCTTTATTTTTAAATTATATTGAGATAAAGACTAAAGTAAACAAGACTGGATTATATATCTATAACAATAATAAGTTTATAAAAAACATGATAGATAAGACATCATATAATTATCAATACGCAGTTGCCAATTTTAATAATAATCGTATTGAGCCATTTAATACAAATTGGGTATGCATGTCGGTATTATTATTGAATGATGATAAACATATTATAGGTAATAAACACATTTACATAGAAGATTATCAATACATAAAACCACACGTAAATGAAGATATCAGTCGAATCCAACATTATAACAACTGTCTTCATCATCTGATCGAAACCACACAATCGATATGTAAAAGTGACAATATAGAAGAGACTATGGTAACAATGAAAGCAGGCGACATTATTTTTACAAAAACGTATAATAAAGATTTAATAATACATGAAGACGAACAACTATATTTAAATAAACAATCAAATGTATCCTTTATTTCAATTGAATATACACATCCAAACATGCAGAGTAAAATTATATTAACCATTCCAAAGAATACATATTTTGTAAATAATATAATTTTGTCTTCTGTGTTTATTAAACGATATTTAGAATATCAACCAGAGAGGTATGTTTTTGATGATAAATATATTGTCAACCTTATGGATAATAATATAAACATGTTTTCATTGAAATATAATGAATATATCTTGATAAAGGAGAAGACATATGAAGTTATAAAGAATAAAAATAATTAAAAATAAATATAAATATAAAGGTTTTTTATCATAATATATTACGGGTATACAATATGGATACAGTGGGTATTCAATCCCAACAACATGCCCTAAATGGTAAATGGAAATTATATTATCATTTACCACAAGATAAGAATTGGGATATTTCGAGTTATTCTGTGATTATGAATAATATTGATAATGCCGAAAAAGTAATAGCATTAAACGATCATATACATGATAATGTTATAAAAAATTGTATGTTGTTTGTAATGCGGGAAGGTATTACACCCATGTGGGAAGATCCACGTAATCGAAATGGTGGATGTTTTTCATATAAAATAGTAAACAAGATGGTTCCTGAAGTATGGAAACAATTATTTTATTTAATAACTGGAGAAACATTGACTGTTGATAAATCATATAGTAAACATATAAACGGGATTACCGTTTCGCCCAAAAAAAATTTTTGTATTATTAAGATTTGGTTAGATGTATCTAACTTACAAGACCCAGATATAATAACTCATATACCAAATTTGCAGAAACAAGGATGTTTGTTTAAAAAACATGAACCTGAATTTTAGAATGAATGTAAAATTGATATTTATATACAACAAAAAGGTATAAATATCAAGTATCAAGTATGAAGTCTATAATCAGACATATCGCTGCATTAGATGGTGACATTGAATATTATGTGGGGAAATCGTCAAATGAAAATTTTGAAATTATAGATGCAGCAAATGAAAATGATTTATGGTTTCATATTAATGGAGAACCATCCGGACATGTTATCGCAAAAGTACCAGAAAATATTGATTTTACAAAAAAACAATTACGTCAAATTATAACACAAGGAGGATTGGTATGCAAAGAAAATTCAAAGTATAAATCTCAAAAAAATGTAGATATAGTATACACCTACGTTAAATACGTAAATAAAACAAATATAGTAGGAAAGGTATCTATTACAAACCATAAAATAATTTCTTTGTAAATACAATTGTATTAGATATGTATATACAATGTCCGATTCTGAAAACAATACAATTGTTGATTCTGCGAAACCAACAGTGACTACAATATCACATCATACAATGATGGACTTATTACGCGTTACGTTACTAGTATATAATTATGGAAATAGTTTTCAAGTCACAGATAATGATGAAAATATTGAAACATTCATATCCAGCTTGAAAGCAAAAGGCGATTTTGATAAAATAAAATTAGATGAAACCAGAAAACATGTTTTAGAAGAAATAGCACTGAATGTTCCTTCAGGAAAAATATACAAGTTTATAAACGATCCTGATACTGATATACAAGTAGGCATCGCAATAAGTGAAGGAAAGAAAAGAATTTCAGTAGTATTTCGAGGAAGTGAATCATTATCTGATTGGTATTATGATTTTATGGTATTCAAACACAACTTACAAAATGATATTTACGTACATAGTGGTTTTTATAAACAACTCAATACTAACAATGTATGTGAAGATTTAATTGATTCAATAAAAACGATTCTAAACGAACATCCGGACTATGACATTTATGTAACCGGGCATAGCTTAGGAGGTGCGTTATCTACATTATTTGGTTATATTTTAGCAAATAAAATAGAAAATAATGTAAAAGTAGTATCATATGCTAGCCCACGAGTAGGTAATTATGCTTGGAAAAAATCTTTCGAATCAACAAAAAATTTAATCCATTATAGGATAAGCAATAAACGTGATATAATTACTGCGTTTCCAATATATAAGTATCATCATGTCGGTATAAATATTCAATTGTCAGATGAAAAATATAAAATAGTAGATGATAATAATCTAAAATGGTATAATGAAACGTTGCTTACATGTTGGAGTCCATCCGAACATAGCTGTGATTTATATTACAATCGTATGAATAAGCATAAGTGGTAAAATAACATAAATATTATATTTTGATATATATTATTTATTATGGTAAAATATCTAGTTGGTATTTTATGTTCGAGTGATATTCAATTATTACGTGAATCATTTAAAAGTGTAATTCACCAACAAAATTTTGACGATTATCATATTTTCATCATAATAAATACATTAGATGAAATTTTTTATCAAGATGTTGTACGTGAATTTGGAAACAACAAGCATGATAAATTAAAAAAGATTATTCGTACTGATTCAAATGGTTTCCCGGGAAAAGGTCACAACTCAGTATTAGAAATATTTTATAAAAATTACAAATATGATTATTTAATTAAGTTAGATGGAGATGATTTTTTGTTTCCATGTGCTCTAGAAAGAATAAATAACGTACAAATTTCTCAAAACAGTGATGTAATTACATTAATCGGAAATTGTTCTATAACAAAATCAGGATTATCTCGTACAAAAAATCATGAAATAAATCCACATACCAATACATATTTTTTAAAATATAACGTGGCACTTGAATTTAATATTCAAGAAGTATCAAACATAACAAAGATTGACGAAGAACTAAACGCACTTAATGCGGGTACTCCATTACGGTTATTATGTCTTAATCGTAAGATATTAGAAAAGTATAGAAAACTATATAATGAAGATATGTATAAATGCGTGGATATAGAATATTGTGTCATATTTTGTAAAGAATTACATAATCCAGATTATAAAATAACCCATTTAAGTGACGCGTATATTTATTTATATAATGGTGTAAATGATAATAGTGTAACCCACGATCATAACGACCATATTATTCCATATACAAATGATAATAAAATACGAAACAATTTATTACATAAATATAATTTACGTGAATATAGAATAAGTGATATTACACCGGTTCCTTATGGTAATATTATAATTGATAATATGAATGCAGATATGTTAAATGATTTTTATGATAAAATATTGTTTACATTATTACGAGTATGTAATAATTATGTGAAATAACTGATATAGATACTTGATAATTCTATGATATATATGGTAAAATATCTAGTGTGTATTTTATGTTCAAGTAATATTAGATTAGTTAAAGAATCTTTAAATAGTGTCATTAATCAAAAAAATTTTGATGATTATGATGTATTTTTAATAGTAAATACATTAGATGACGCATTTTATAAAGACGTTACATATGAATTTAATAATCATAGTCATTCAAAGTTAAAAAAAATTATAAGGACAGAATCAAATGGTTCTCCTGGAAAAGGACATAATTCTGTGTTGAGTATATTTAATAGAGATTATAACTATGAAAACTTAATTATGCTAGATGGTGATGATTTTTTATTTCCATATGCGTTAGAAAGAATAGATAAGGTAAGTAGTATTGAAAATAGTGATATAATAATGCTATATGGGAATACCCAAGTTAAATCATCTCATACTATTTTCAATAAGACAAGTTATGATTCATCCAGTATGGTTCATAATTACGATTTAACATTTAAATATCAAATTCAGGAACATATAGATTTGTGTGATATACACAAAGATTACAATACGATACACGCAACACCAGGTAGATTGTTATGTACAAATCGAAAAATTTTATCTATATATTTGAGCTTATATGATGAATCAATGTACGTATACGATGATTTCTTAGCATTTTTGCTTATATACAAAGAAAGAAATAATACTGTTTTCAATATTACTCATTTATCAGACCCATATATATACTTTTATAATTCCATTAACGTAGATAGTGTATCATATAAAAATAATGATTCGCATATTGGATATGATAATAGATTAAAAATTCAATTAATAAAAAAACATGTAAATCATTATGATGTTACGGATATATCAATAAAACCGTATAATACTATAATAAACGATACCATATCAACTGCTGAAATGGGTGATTTTCACAAAAAATCTATATTAAAAATGAATAATGTACTTCCAACGCTAATAGCAAAACAACGTATATTATTTATAGATTCTTCAGAATGGGATTACAATACTATAAATAATCGAGCTCTTGGAGGTACAGAATCAGCTATTTATGGCCTATCAACCATCCTTGCGAAGACTCATGATGTAAGTGTGATGACTAATATAAAGAAAACTCTTACCATCCATCCATTTTTAAAATATTATCCAATAAATGAAATATATATAAAACAAATACAACCAAATATTATTATTTTTCAAGGATTATGTACGACTGACAAATCCTTTTTTACAAATATAAGTCCAAATGTATTGTTATGGAATTGGATTCAACATGATATTAATGTTAGTTTCGTTACAGAAAAGGCCATGCATTATCCATTCGATAAATATATTTTTGTAAGTAATTGGCAAAAAAATAGATTTATACAAAAGTTTAAATTGAATCATAATAAATGTATGGTTATCCAAAATGGTATATCACCTATCATTAAAATAAATGAGTTAAACTATTTACAAAAAGAGCCCATATTGTTATATTGTAGTACACCCTACCGTGGTTTAATCATAGCATATAAATTATTTCAAAAGATTAAACAATCTATTCCAAATATAAAGTTCAAAGTATTTTCATGTTTTTCTCGTGAAGTCGATAAAAATAAAACAAAATATTTGCCGATAACTGAACTGTCAGATATAAGAAGTACCGAACTAGATATATATTATAGTTCAATATATCAACTATTAATTGATGATAATAATATTGATTTTTATGGTTCTGTACCACAACATATATTATTCAGCCATATGAAATCAGCAATGGTATTTTTTTATCCGAATACTTATGCTGAAACATGTTGTACTTCTATATTAGAAGCCATGGCACATAGATGTAATGTAATATCCTCTGAACTTGGTGCAGTACCAGAAACATCAAATGGTTTTGCATCTATATTTAATCCGCATATTGATGTATTACATGACCGTGTATTAACAGACGAGATGGTAAAAAAACCAATTCAATTAGAATCAATTCCTGAAAGTTATCAACGTCAATTTGTAGAAAAAACTGTCGATTTAATAAATAACTATCATAGTGATTATAACCAAGAGTTACTAACTAATCAACAGGATTATATACGAAATTGTACGTGGGAAAAACGTGCTGAACTTATCCAACCACATATACCATCTGTCTAAGTAAACCAGTATTATTGAATGATGTATACAATATTACATTATTCAATCAAATCTCATGAAATTACAACGGAGGCAAGTTTGCCAAACATAATTTAATACTACCCAATGAAGCAACGTCATATTTAATAATCAATGGTAGGTCATTTCCTAGATACATTTCAAGATGACTGCATAAAGGAGTACATTTAATAAAGTGTGACAAACTCTTTAGTGAAAACTCACCCTGGTAAATAACAGAATCATCTGATTTTTGAATAAAATTCATGTTATCTTTAGACTCACTACGGAAAATACGCGAACTAGCAAAATTACCTTCACATGAAAATACCAAATCATTTCCAAATGACTTAATTTCAATGCGGTCTGAAATACTATTCAAATCGCGAATAATTTTCTGAAAATCAGACGTAGGTAAATTAATAATAGTCGAATATTCTACATCTGGAACAAATAACTCATCTGTATCAGGTTCAATCAATCGCAATTTTTGACTATAACATTGTTTAATATCACCATTATCATATTGAAGACCTAAGTGTGAAACAATACCATCATGGTAATCTGCTTTATCAATATACATAGATAATGTGTCATCATTTGACATAGTAGAAATCACTTTAAACAAATGCAATGTATTCGCACATACAATAATTTTATCAGGTATACAGTTATATTTTTCAAATTTTTTAGCATCTAAAAGTACATTGACAAGAATAGTATGTGTTTTATCAAAATTAATTATCTTCATACCATCTTTAGTAAAAGTAATAGTCGCATCAGTTAATACATCCTTTATAGCTGTAATCATATTTCGGATAGGCTGAATTTGAACTGTTTTTATAGTTAATACATTATTAGCTTCATTCATTATTATAACAGTGTAATAATTATAATAATGCGTTTGTTTTTATATATTATTTGAATTATATCTATTTTCGAATAAATTGTTTGTTTTATTGAGTGTAAAAATAATCCATATACTTCGGATATTATAGCATACTGTAGTATTCGTTATGAATAATATAGTTTATTCATGTATTTACACATGGAATATGACTTATATTATTATTCTGTATCGCCAATTATTTTATTTTTAATTGGTGTAATATAGAAGATATTTAGAAAAAATATAGTCTATCTATATATAATTATGGCAACTCCTATAGCTTTAAACAGCGAGAACTATCCTGCGTTGAATGAGTCTATCATCGACATTTTAAAAGGCGGAAAGCGTCCATTAATTACAATCTTCACCAATGCGGAAGGTACAGTATATGCGTCCGACGCACATGGTGATATCATTGATAGAGAAGTGTTAAGTGCTAGTTATACCGCATCCTACAAAGATGCTGATGGTAATATGACAAATCCTTTCGTCGTTATTAAGTTCAAGGATGGTGAAGGTCTGGTGTATGCCAAATTTATTGATTACTTTACCACTGTTGACTATGTCGAAGATCATTGGTATATCTTGTCGCAAGGAGATATTCAACGTAAAAGATTCTAAGTGTATTTTACAAAAATAATAATGTAGGTTTGTATTTACATTATTAATTTACAAACCAAATATGCTGCATATTTAGGTTAATATGTGTTTTAAATATATAGCATGTCTAGAACAGTTGTTTCAGCAGATGAGTATTTATTATATAATTCAGATGATGAACGGTATGGTAGTATATTTGATAAACCGTATATACCTATTTACGTATGTAACGACTGTCATAAAATGAAAAAATACAACGTTC